AACACTCCATTCTACTACCTGGGCAAGTACAAGACTAGCCAAAGGCCAAGGGTATGCGTAAGATGTGGCCAATCAGCCTACTATTACCATCATGACTGGGATTGGGTATGTGCAAGTCACCTATTGGACTTATGCAATATAGGTCAATTAGCCTTTAAGTGGGCAGATTATGAGGAAGTATGGCAAAGGACGGAGAGACTCCTCCAAAGGGCAGCACCATCGTCTACTGGTGTGAAGAACACGGTGTATCAATATGGGAGCCATGCTGTGGAAGACGAGGACCAATGGGATACTATGAGTCTTCAGAGGTTGATTGATGGCCAGTCCCTATAGCAGTGCAGAGTATAAGCGTAATCGTAAGGAAGTCCTTGAGGCTAGTCAATGGACATGCCATTACTGCAATGGTCCAGCCAATACAGCAGATCATATTATCCCTGTGTCAAAAGGCGGCGGTAACGAGAAGAGCAACCTATTACCAGCATGTACAAGATGTAACAGTGGTAGACAAGATAAGACACTTATCAGACTAAGGTATTGGAATAAGCGTTATGGATGATATGGAGATATCTGGTTTGGATACAGGGCTATCTGGTTTGGTTACTCTTATAAGAGAGCCCTTTCTAAGGCCTGTCCATATAGTGAGACAAACCATCCCAAACCCTGAGACTGGGAATTCCCGCTATGCCGCATATCATGAAAACAAAGGTTTGTCAAGCATGCCGCAAAATCGCAGGGAATCAAGAAGGATAACCCATATCCCTGGTAGGATAACAAACCCTATAGTTGGATATGCAGGATATGCAGATATGCTGGACACATTGGTTTGGAAGATAAAAGGTTTTGTGGTTTTTTTATTTTCAAATGCGGCACCCTGTAAGAGTGTCCTAAAAAACCAGAAATATAAAATAGTAAAAGGAGCAATATGAGAACAGGACTAAAACAAGGCCCAAGAAGCCTTAGAGAAACCTCAATAGTAAATGAGCCACTTAATCTGGATATGACCTTAGCAGAATCTGTCAGACTATCCATATCTAAAGCAACCTGGCTAGATGAAGCAGACTTAGGAGCAGCCAAGCAAGCAGTCTTATTGGCAGAGACTATTGATGCAAATCCAGATAAGCGACATCAATCAGCACCCATCCTTATTGGACTATTGGCCAATCTAGGTTTGCTAAATAATCGCACGAGCACTGAGATGTCTCCTGCTGAAATGTTGCAGGCTATTGCTAACGGCTAATTGGTTACCCACCTATTGGACTGAGCCTTTATCTGAGGACTTTACAACTGATGGCGAAAAGGTTATTAATATCTCACAAACCTTATGGCGATTACCTGAGAAACATGATGAGATATTAGTATTAACGGACTGGCAGAAGTGGTTAATTCGCCATGTCTTAGAGCGTTACCCAGATGACTATTACGACCCGTCTAAGGCTGGTAGGCTGCGTTATAAGCAGGTAGTGATATCTATGCCTAGAAAGAATGGAAAGAGCCTCCTAGGTGCCTTATTTGCCCTGTATGGGATGCTTCTGCATGAGCCAGCCCCTGAAGTTATATCTGTTGCAGCAAGTGCTGATCAGGCAAAGATAGTCTATCGCAGGCTAAAACACCAGGTAGATTCAAGTGAATTGCTTGCACATTTCTTTAGCAAATCCACGGAACACAGAGGACTATGGACTAAAGACGGTACAGGTATGTATAAGGTTATTGGTGCTAATGTTGCAACAGCCCAAGGTCTACATCCTTCTATGGTTATCTTTGATGAGTTGCATGTGGCCAAAGAAGATGTGTGGACTGCTATGAGTCTTGGTTCTGCTACCCGCACAGATGGCCTAACCATTGGTATCACAACTGCTGGCGATGACACATCAAACCTTCTCAAACATTTGTACGAAAGAGGAATGGCTGCTATCCAGGGACAAGAAGATTTAGAAAGATTTGGTTTCTTCTGTTGGGAAGCACCAAAGGGCTGTGCTCTAGATGATGAGGAAGCAGTTCGTGGAGCAAACCCTAATCTTGCATCTGGCATCCTAAACTGGGAATCAGTCAAGAATGAACTAGCCACAATGCCTGAGCCTGACGCTAGAAGATATCGTTTAAACCAGTTTGTCTCAAGTATGAATGCTTGGATTCCTGTTGGTGCTTGGTCTCAATGTCCTGAAGGTAGACCAGTTAATCCAGAAGTGTTTGCTATTGAGCGTACTCCTGGATGGGAATACTGCTCTATTGTTACCGCAGAACTTAGACCTGATGGCATGATTGCTACTGAACTGGTTGCATCATTTAACAATACAAACATTGATGAGATTATTGGAGCCTGTATTAAATTAGCAGAGTACGGCAAGCCCTTCATTATGGATGTAGGAGTCTTGGGCGACTTGGCTTCTGCCCTAAAACAAAAGGGATTCAGAGTTCAAACAACAACTACTAAAGATATTATCTCTGCGTCAAACAACACATACAGTAGAATTATGAAAAAGGAATTAATTCATCCACAAGATGATATAGTTACCTTGCAAATGCAGCGAGCAGTACGCAAAAATAGCGGAGAATCCTGGAGGATTGCCCGTAAAGACAGTGGGACTGAAATTGATGCAGCAGTAGCAACAGTATTGGCCGTTTGGTTTGTGGAGACACAAATAAAACCACAGCAAATGGTTCATTGAGGAGAATGCAATGGGATTTAAAGATAGAATAATTAACAGACTTGGTTACGAAGTAGAACCAATGTTCGTTCCTGATACAGAAACTCGTGGAATTGCAAACACTGCACCACCAAGAGTAGAGAGTGGCGTATCACCAACCACTGCCCTTAGTCTTGTTGCTGTGTCTCGTGCCACATCTGTATTAGAAACTTCAATAATGCAAATACCTGTAAATGTTTACAGAGGCAACACACTATTACCAACACCACTTTGGTTAGAAACACCAGACATTGAAAATCAAATCTCTCAAGCAGAGTGGCTTGGCACAACATTAATGCACATGGCAGTTTATGGAAATGCTTACTGGCATATTCAAAGAGGACCAAGAGGAATTGTAAATGTTAGAAACTTGCATCCAACAGATGTAACGGTAGCAGTAGATGGCGATGGAAATATTTATTACACATACTTTTCAAAGTACTACTCAGCAAAAGACATTAAGCATATTAAATTATTCCACAACCCAAGTCCAACAATATTAGTTGGTGAAGGTCCAATACAACGCCACAGATCAGTTCTGCGTTCAGCACTTGACTTGCATAACTATGCAGACAATTGGTTTAGAACAGCAGCAGTACCAACAGGTACATTAACAACATCAGAATTTCTTTCTGCAGATGTAGCAAGACAAAATAAAGAAGCCTTTGTTGCATCTCAGCAAGAAAGAAGTATTGCCGTTCTTTCATCTGGACTTAAGTATGATTCAATTACACTTAACCCTGAGCAGGCACAATTTCTAGAAAACCAAAAATACATTACACGCCAAATCGCAATGATGTTTGGCGTTCCAACAATGTATCTTGGAATGGGAATTGAAGGACAAGGCATGACCTATGTTAACGGTAATGAAGATAGAGCAAAGTTATTTCAAGATGGATTGCAGCAATATATTGTACGCATCCAACAAGCAATTACAGACCTTCTTCCAAGAGGGCAGTATGCAGAATTTAATCTAACAGAGTTCCTTCGTCCTAATACAAAAACAAGATACGAGTCTTATGCAATTGGACTCACAAATAATTTCTTGACAGTTCCTGAAGTTCGTGAGATGGAAGGCATGTCGGAAATAATACAAGACCAGGCTCCAGTTGATGTCGTTGGCGACACTCAACTTGTAGTCTAAAATGGAGTAATGACTATGAATGAAATGATTACCCGCAGTTTTGAAATAAGAGCAACAGATGCTGAGAAGCGTGAAGTTTCAGGTATTGCTGTTCCTTTTAATCAAACAATTGATATTGGTGGAGGATGGTCAGAGCGTTTTGAAAAAGGCGCAGTAGACCTAACTGCCAATGTTAAATTATTCCGTGACCACGAAGACATCATTGGTGTCGTAACTGAAATGGAAGAGTCTGACGAAGGCCTATTAATTAGAGCCAAGATATCAGAAACAGTTTTAGGAAATGAAACACTTAACTTGGTTAAGGATGGAGCAATCCGTTCTTTCTCAGTAGGATTCATTCCAGTAACAGATGTAAAAGAAGATAAAACAATAATTCGTAAGAAGGTAAATCTCAAGGAAGTATCCTTAGTAGCATTTCCCGCATACGACAAGGCTGAAGTACTTTCAGTCAGAGAAGAAACCAATCAGGAGGAAATATCCATGGAAAACACAACACCTGATTACACTTCAGCAATTGAAGAAGTTCGTAATCACGCAGAGGAGTTGGAGCGTCGTCTAGATGTTATTGCATCAGAAAAGACACCT